TGCCAATCAGGGCATTATGAACAACAATATGCTGCTGCCAGCTGATAAGGACAAAGGTGTCAAGTTCCTTTATGATAAAATCCATCACTTAGGATATCAAGCTATCAACAATGGTGTAGCTGTTAAGGAACAGACTAAGTATATCAGACTCTGGATCAAGCGCAAGCGTTCTCGTGACATCATCTACGATACTACGTCCAACGATATCGTCAACAAGCCTTTAGCAGTCTACGCTATTCCGTATGAGCAATACTCTACTCTTCAGACAGACAACATCGCAAGCATCACGTCTTTAATGCGTATGTATTACAAAGATTTGTGAATGATTTGTGTAACCCGGCGAGTGAACTCGCTAGGCACAGAAAATCCAGCTTCCTCCGAGAATGTAGTGATATCGTACACACTTGTGAAGTAGATGCGCTTGGGTCTCCACCCAATGTACGCTCCTTTCACAGGCACTTGAATAAAATATCGATCGATTTCCGTAAGAATTGCTTCCGTGTTTCTAACATTAGTGAGTGATACGTTGTCATAGAGTACAGCTTCTTCTCCAGCGTAACCGTCCTTCCATTTGTAACTGTCGGCTGTAGGGATCCGAAAGATATTAGGCTCTTGCTCGTAGACATAGCGCGTTTTTCCTGATCCTGGTGGACCATGAACATAAATGACTTCAGGGGCAAAGTCCTTGTCAATTTGACGTAGTTTCTCACTGATAGCGTGATTGTAGAGTGCCTCAATCCCTCTGTGATACTGGACATAAGTAGCACGATTGCCTTCTTGTGTGACCACCTCAGAGAGTCGTTTACCGGTCTCGGCGGCTTCAACCACCTCATGCGAGAGATTGTCGAGTCCTCGCTTGTGTCCGTTACCCATAGGCTTGTCGCCATACTCGATAAGTTCATTTGATTTAGAACAGTAGGCGTCGTTTTGAGCAAACGTACCCCTCATGATTTCAATATGTGCACCAACAAGTATTTTCCTCCATTGAGTAAGCCTCATAGGAGTCTTGGCATAAGCCCACCCTTGGAGATGGGGGGTTCCAGTGCTTGGAGCAATTTCATGTGAATATGCTATGTACTGGAGCTTCGCTGGCAACTCTGTCAAGTCGTTAGGGCTTGGATTATTAAGTGTAAAACAAGCCGAACGAAACGTTGCGTTTTTGTTTGTCTCAGGCTGAGACATGTCTCAGGCTGCTCCTAGGTAATACTGGCTAGTCGCAGCGCATGTCTAGGTGTGATACGTCGTTTTTTTTTTCATGTAGAAGGCGGTAGTACGTGTTTCGGTACTTCCGAGAATTCTAGATTGAGTATTAACCTGAACCGCACACCATGTCACGACACCCCCAGGCGGGGCAGGGGTGTCGTGACATGGATGTGGGTTCAGCCGTTAGCTAGTCTAATCGCAAGAAGAACTCTACAGAAGTGTCGCTACACTTCATGTTTTTAGTTACAATTTTTCACGCTGTCGCATGTATTTAAGGGACGCTCGTGACGTACACTCCGCATCCATGAATGGCGTATCGAAAGATTCGCAAATGGTCTTACAAGAGGAAGAGGACTCTTCCTGGGAGGCGTTTTCGCAAAGCGGGTCGTCGTACCTTTCAGAGTCGGGTGAAGAAAGCGATACTCAAGACAGCGGAGACGAAGTACTTCGACATTGGGGTTCAGGACAACCAGCTGTATCACAATCTAGGTCACGGCGTAGGCTTAGTTCCCCCAACAACAGTGGAGTCTCTCCCAGCTCTATTTAATCCATGGCTAGAAATTACGCAGGGCACTACCCGTCTTCAGAGGATAGGTGATAAAATCACTCCCCGTGGCATGTCTCTCAAGTTCTTTCTATCTAATAAAGGTGATAGGCCCAATGCTATGGTCCGGATCATCGTAGCTATTCTACCGAAAGTCGTAGGTGGCAATATCACTACGTATCAGTACAATCCGTTCCAAATTGCCAATCAGGGCATTATGAACAACAATATGCTGCTGCCAGCTGATAAGGACAAAGGTGTCAAGTTCCTTTATGATAAAATCCATCACTTAGGATATCAAGCTATCAACAATGGTGTAGCT